GCCCCTACTCCTCCAGGAGAGTATCCAGCGATATCGTAAGACGATCCTTGACTTAAATTACCACCCTCATTTCCTGTTTTTCCAATTCTTGCGGTGAAAGATCCCGACCCAAGTGATGCAACATTAATAGCAGCTACAAGTTTTGCTCCAGATCCACCAACACCACCAATAACACTTGAAGCACACTCGGCATTTCCTTCATTTGTAGTGCGAAATCCATTACCTCCACCTCCACCAACAAGTGTCACTGTTAATGTTTGTGCTCCTGTGGGTAAAGGAAAATCTCCATCAGCAGTAATCGTAACCGCAGGATTGGTTACAATATTTGAAATTGCAGATGATGTTCCATTTCCTCCTGTTCCTGGTGTAACCAGATTAGGAACAGCAAAAGTATCAATTATTCCACCTGGAATTAATAAATTTGCTGCTGGAGGAGTTGTAGTACCACTTGATCCACTATTTCCATTATTTGTCGCAATTATAGAAAATTTAGTATTTGCAGCTAAAGATGCTGGAATTGTGGCACTAAATGGATTATTACCTTCCTGATATAATACTGTTCCTGCAGCGCCACCCTCTCCAGTCATTGAACCTGCTTTACCCCCAGATGCTTTTATTGTATAAAGGATTCCGTCAAGAGTAAATATAAAACTATTATCTCCTGCGTTGGTGCCACTAGCAAGACTAGACGCTCCTCCCCCCCCCGATGAAAGTAAATCTACTTCTATTCTAAAAAAAGCAGCAGGTGGTGGTGGTGTGATAGTACCCGCAGTAAGTTGCTCATAAGATGGTGATATTAATTGATAACTTCCTGGATTAATTACTACAATTGATTTACCTCCAATAACTGTATTATTATCAACAACCCACATTCTAGGATCTACCGTAACAAGAGTAGTATCAAAAAATCCATTAGCAGATCTTAGTACATAAGTGCCAGTAGATGTTGCTGGAGGTGCTGGATTAGGAGCAGTTAATGGAGCATTATATGGGATATATTTAAAAGATGTTCCTGTTAACCCAACAGCACTAACTGTATATTGTCCATTAAATGCTGCTTCATTAGCTCCACTGATAGATACTACACTTCCAGCAACAAGACCATGTGCGATAGTTGTAGTGACAGAAACAAGTTTAGTTATGCTATCATAAGTTAAATTACCTTGAATTGGAATTGGAGGAGTATCTGTTGATCTATAATTTGTCAATCCGTTAGTAACTGTATATTCTCCAATTCCGCTAATATTTCCGTAAGTAGCAACTGATGTACTAGTTAATCTTTTTCCAATTATACCATGACTATGTTCCAATGGAGATCCATCGGTTACTGCTTCGCTAACACCAATCGCTGTTGCAGGTCTAATTGAAGCTAATGATTCACCTGGAGTAAATGGAAGAATACTCCCGGTAAATTTTTGATAACTAATAGCAAATTTATCGACCGCATTAAAAGAAGTTACGTTTTCTGTGCCTTCATTTGGTTCAGCATTAAGTAAAATATGAGAATGAACAACTGGCCTAGTTAAGCGATATCCTCTCATAGGTCCGATAGTAAAAGTTGTATTCCCTATTAATGCAGAAGATACAGTTGTACTAATATCAGAATATCCACTGGTTTTTATATCACCCACTACGTAAAAACTAGGATCAGCAATAGTTGCGGTAGAAATAAACCACCTACCACCAGTTGCTCCGACATCTGCATTTGATCTAGATTCAATAGTTGATGATCCAGCTCCAGCAATACCAGAGTTAGAATAACCTATCAACTTTCTTTGTCTATAATCAGGAACTCTAAACTTTCCAATAATATAAGGAAAATCATTTAAATTATAATTTTTTGTTATTGTAAATACTGGATAAGTTGCAAGAGACGCCCACCCAAGAGTATACGTAGGTTTATTAACAGCAGAACCAGAAACACCAGAAACTTTATATAAAAATTCTGTAGCAGAAACAGTTATATTACTGGTAGTTGGAGCAACCAATTGATAACTAGTACTTAATAATAGTAATCCTGAGGGAAAATTACCAAGATTAGTAATTCTTAAATTTGCCCCAAACGGAAAAGGTCTTTTTACAAAATTCTGACCAGAATCTTTAGAATTTTGTGTTAATGATTGATCACGAGAAAAAACTAGATAAAAATCATCTCCATCAAATAATGATCTTAAAATACTACCATTTGCTGAAGTATTTACTGGGGAATATCCATTTGCTACATCAGTTGTTTGTAAATATTTATTTTCTAGTATTTCGTATAATCCTGGATAATCTCTAATATTATAAAGAGAACCGTCACAATATAAAAATCCAAAATAAGAATAATGCGGTAATTGTATTTGACTTCTAACAGGTAATCCAGGATCTAAATTGGCAATATCAGAATTTCTAGAATAAAAATCAGCAAGAACTGGAACAACAGAACCAACCGGAACATATGATCCTTTTTTGTCTAAGTAAAAATTTTTATATTTGTTTCTGTATGTTGACATTATTATACCTTAATTAAGTATTCTACCACGATATATGGTTGAATATAGTTATCTGCTTTCTTTTCTGATGTAGTTTTTATAGAAACCGTGGACACCAATCCTTCTGATGAAAAATTTTGTGCTGTAGTTTGAACGCTATATGTATGTGGATTTGCAGTCAAAGGAACTATATGTTTATGAAGTGCATCGTTTCCTGTATCACTTGTCTGCGTGGTGATATTACTTACTCCAGTATATCCAGTCGTTGTAGAAGATCCACTAGCAAAAGGTAAATTAGTTCCAGTATATGAAGCGGGTAAAGCAACTGACCTATCGGAAACAGTTGGACCACCAACATTACACAATAAAGAAGGACTTAGGGTACATTTTAGATATCCAGTGGAACTATAAGTATTAATACCGATAACGCTAGTAATTGTTCCTTGCGAATAATTGCCTCCGGTAGATCGTACAGGATAACTACCCGATGCTCCACTTGAAGGAATTAAACAAGAAAGCCCACCAGCAGATTGATTAAATTTACAAGTAGTTAAACACATTTGAACATGGTTATAACCAGACGCAGGGCTGGCGGTTGTTCCTGATGCAGTTTCTGCGCTATGTTGACATAGTTTTTGAAATGTATTGAGAAACCACGTATTAACATTTAAACTGCTTGTATTCCTGTTAAAATTATTCTGCGTTTGTGCTGAATCGCTTCCGCCATAATTTTTAGTTCTGCTTCTAGTAGTAGTACTAAAGTGAGCATGTGGTATTATCCCAAGACTAGGAATCTCAGATGTTTCAGTATAATCTCCTAAAGTTCTAGAAAAAGCTGGTTCACCTCTTAACGCAACTGTTGTTGAAGGAAGAAAAAAACTTCCACTATAAGTTAAAGTATATACTGGATCTATATTAGATAAGACATCTAATCCTATTCCAGATTTTTTTAAAGTAGTTCCCAGAGAATTTTCATATTCCAAATCATTAAAATTTCCAGCATTAGATCCAGCAGTAGCTCTGATATGTTTAACTAGTAGATCAGGAACTTGAAATTGATCATCTCTTAAAAATGTTGCTGCTTGTTTAAACTTAGAGTCAATACCAGTACCTAATATTTCTGCTAACAAAGGATATACACTAGCAGAGTAAACTGATCCATCACATCTAATATATCCAGATGGTAACAATTTTTTATTATTAGTATCTGTTGGTTCATTACTTTGTAATTGCGTTGGAAAAGTAATAATAGAACCAGTCAATGTTCCCAACTTAGATTTTTCTCTGTTGTAAAATTTTGCCATTTTATTACTAGTATGCTTTTATAATATAGAGTACAGTTTGCGATGGAGTATTTGTATTTACACTTATATTTATTGCTCTGTCAACATTTATTGGGGTTACACTACCAGTTCCAACGTTATTATACAATATAGTAGAACTAATTCCCAATCCTCCTCTGTTCATTTCTAAATCAATCGTCGCATGATTATGAGACGCCATACCTGAACTATTGTATGATTCTTGGTTATGAGATAATGTAGTAGCATATGTTTGTGTTGGAGTATCTAAATAAAAATTTCTAACTCCTTGATAAGTACCAGAAACGGGAATTGATCCAGTAACAGCTATTTGTTGTACGTTATTAATTCCGCCTCCAGTATCTGTATATGATGTTGTGTTAGCATAACCTGGTATTTGCCTAGAAGTAACACGAGGAATTACCGTATCATTTGCAAGAAATGTTTTAAAACTATCAGTTTCAACTAAAGAAGTAGCATCTTCATCATAAAAAGTTAAATTAATTGTTGGACTACTAGCGGAATCTGGCGCAGAACTTGCTCCCTCGTTTCCCAAAGCAGTAACGCTAATCCAGTCACCTGATTGTGTTAATGCATTTCCTGCACCAAACACTTTAGCGAATGCGCCACCAACACCGACTGAATTGTATTCAATAGCTGCAGTAACATTTCTGGGGTGAGTATGAGCTGGAGTGTGATCTATTCCCAATTTACGAGGAATAGTATAAAAGGTATCCAAATATGATGGATCTCCAATACTTACCCCAGTTAATCTACCAGCAAGACTATTAGATGGTTCTGTTCTAAAAGCAATATCAACATAAGTAGTAAAAAATGTAGGTGGTGCAGCGGTTGTTCCATTTTCGGAAATATAAGCGCCAATAGTAGTAGATTCAGTACTAGTTAGTAAAGATGCTTCAATATCAACTAATGCTCTTTGATTGAAATTTGGCAAATTAAAAATATCAATAGATCCAGTTCTCTGTCCATCTAAATCAAAATTAGGATAAGAATTTATAATACCAATAGGAGGTCCTCCAGTTTCTCTGTACGGTCCATATGTATTGCCAATAGTTAAAGCAAGTAGTGGATAATCTGCCGCGTTTAACTGCTTTCCGTCACAAACTATCCATCCTTTTGGTATCGCATCATCCAACGATGAAGTTACTGAACTTCCACACCACGGCAATATAGTACCGACGGGAGCAGCATTAATAGTTTTTACTCTATTGTAATTTGCCATAAATCAAACCTCCATTAACCACCAACCTTGTACAGTTGCGGTAATTCCAACTTGACCATTACTGTCACTACTTCCTAAGTAAATGAGAGTAAACGCAGCATTTGGGGTTTGAACTACTAATTCGCCAGAAGGATATGCAGTTGATCTACCACCAAATAAAGTTCCAGTTGCATCTCCCTGAACTTTAACTCCAGTTCCTGGTGCTCTAATAACTAGCGTAGTTTGATAACTTAAAGCACCACCAACTTCAATAACCCTAACAGTATCTCCAGTTGCTACAACAGTAGGCAATGTTAATATTAAAGTATCTTGCGAAGAAACATTAACCATATAAACAATATTTGGTTTTAAAATTTTATCGCCATCAACAGAGTTAGTAGAAATAAATCGGGTGTGTCTAGCTCCAGAAGATGTATAGAATTTTTCATAACCAAATGAATCTATTTCACCTGTTTGCTTAATAGCAAATTTATTTACTCCGTTTATTCCCAAATTATTAACACTCAACGAAGAAATACCAGTAGATGGTGCTGCTGCTGGCACACCAATGATACGAAGTGTTAAAAGTGCTTGCACATTTCCTAAGTTGTCAACTGAGAAAGTTGGTTCAAATCCTGCAGTTCCTGCAGTGAGAATTGATTCTGGGCAAGATGTTCCATAAAGGAAAAAATCACCTCTTGCTTTTGTTGTTGCGTTCCAAGAAAGTTGTGCCTGGTGTTCAGCATGTCCATCATCATTAAAAACTCTAAACAACGAAGATCTATTAGTAGAATCTAGAATGTTTAAAATTCCACCAATCATCGTTAAATCATTATTTAATGTGAGATTACCTCTTCTAAACGGAAATGCCCCATTTTGTCTAGTTTCGTCCATTCCAGGTAAATGTCTAGTTCCTAACAATCTACCAGATTCTATAGTACCATTGGTTTGAGGAACAACAAATATGGAAGAAGAATTTCCTCTAACTAATCTGACATATTGCTTATAATCAATTTTTTGCTGAACAATATAACCAAGATCAAGAATAGCAGATAGGAATGGTGTAGTTGGGGAAGCTATTGTAGCAGTTCTATCTCTTTGTGTAATATCAATTAATTTTGCTGATTCTGGATGCTTAATAATTTTTCTAACTGTAAATCCAATTGCTGTAATTGAATTAGTGCTCAAGTCAATAGTTCCTTCTCTTGCGCGATAAACTACCACCTTTCCTGGTACTGCAAATGCATTAGTACTAACCAATTGCATAATCTCAAATATACCTGATGTTACATCACCAACAAGTATTAAATCACCTTCAGTAAAACCAGAAGTGCTCTGAAGTGGCAGATAATAAGTGAAAGGCACAAAAGAATTGGAAGCAATAGTAATTCCTGCTGCGGAAACAGTAGTTAGTGGTCCACCAGCATTAATTGTAGTTGGATCATCAGAATATGCGTAAATTAGAGTATCAGTAGAATTTTGATAATTTGTAAGTATAGTGCTATTAGCTGGTAAGGATGATGT